AGCTGAACCAAGAACGATTACTTGTGAAAAAGATTTATGATTGATTTTAAGAATTTGTTTTTCAACAATCTCTTGATAATCTTTCATTTCTGCAGATTGATTCATCAGCTTACCGTTTTGATAAACTTCAAACACATTTGGTTTAATACCGCGAATGATTTTATAATCATTAGATGATATTGAAAATTCTACCTCAACTACCATTTCTTTACGCGTAATAGAATTAAGCAATTGTGATTTGTTAATTTTTCGAAATGGTTTACTGAATAGTGCATATGACAATGCATCGAGCATGGTAGATTTACCAGCACCATTTTCGCCAACGATCAAAGTAGTATTGTGTGTGTTAAGATTAATTTCCGTAAACAGATTACCTGTAGAAAGAAAATTCTTCCATTTTAAAGATTTAAATGTTATCATTCAACAGCCAATGCTTCATTATATAATTCTACAATAGTATTTTCTAATTTTTTCTTATTGAAATTTGGTGCATTAATTTGATCAATATATGTTTTGAAAATGTCAATAGTTGACTCTGCTTCATTAACAATATCATCATCATTTTCAAGATACAAATTAAGATTATCTTCTACAATTTGCATTTCTAATGGATTGCATTTTTCTAAATTTTCAATAAACATATCAAAGAAGTAAGGATTTGTTTTATTAGTAACAATAACCTTAACCATCTTACCTTTGTACTGTTCAAAATCATGGTCAAGGATTTCGGTAATCATTTTATCAGCATCATTATACCAAACCTTATAGAACATTCTATATGGATTGCGGATAAAAGTCAACTCTTTCGTTTTTGTATCCAAGATATGAAAGCCTCGAGGATCCTCGAAGTCAGACCAAGTAAACTCAGCATGGCTACCCAAGTAATGAATATTACCAGATGTAGAACGATGGTGATAGTGGCCACTAAGTACCGTTTCAAACCTGTCGAAGATTTTAGGATCTTCTCCATGTGAGTTGATACTTCCCTTGAACATTTCGAAGCCAGCGAGTTCCAAGTGGCCACCCACGATAGTCGCATTTGTTTTCCTTATTGCTTCAAATATTTCTTCTTTGTTTTCACTATTAATCCAAGGCAAAAGAAGAATTGGCATTTTGTCAAAAATTAATTCAACAGGAGAACTATCATAAACATGAACATTTTGATACTTACCTGATACTAATTCATCAAGAGCATTTACACTATTTGTGTTTTTGTAATACACATCATGATTGCCAGCAATCAAATGCATCTCAATATTATTTTGTTTTAATGGCTCTAGAAAATCTTCTCTAAGTCGTTTTGCAGTGAGAAAATTAATGTATTTGCGGCGATCAACCAAGTCCCCCAAATGCAAGATATTGCTGATTCCATCACGAAACAAGGTAGGAAAGAATACATCATCGAGGAATCGTTTTGAGTTGTCGTGGAATGCGATGTTGTCATTGCGAATCCCCCAATGCGTATCCGTGATTATCGCTATTTTCATTATCAATATCCTCTATCTCAAATTTCTCAATACCAGATTTTTTAGTTTTAATATTTTTCACTTCATTTAATTTATTTTCAAACGAGCTAATAATATCATTAGAAAAGTGATTACTATTCATACTAACACCTTCTTCATTAAAATCCATCAAAAATGAATTTTGATAATTTTTATGTTTGATATATGATTGTTTCTTTTCTTTAGCAATTCTTCTAATAAATGCATTCCAAGCAATTTGCGTGAAATAAGCAAAAGGATTATTATATCTATCAGGATCAAAATTATCAACTGCAGCTATACAGTTTTCAATACAATCAGCAATCATTTCGTCTTTATAAGTATAGCTTCCGAAATTTGGTTTAGTAGCTAGTTTAGTACAAATCATTAATAGGCATTCGCCAATATATCGAGGAATCTTAGGCGCTGGTCTATTTTCGCTTGCAGCTAATATACGGGCTGCTTTATATTCTTGCATTTTTTCAAAAAGAGTTTTATTGTTAACGTAATGTGCTTTTTTCTTACGAGCAGGTTTTGCGATGTGATCTTTGATTGCTTGTGAATATTCTTTCGTCATTTATTGTACTTTCAAGTTTACTGGATAAATTTTATATTCAAATTTTTCCTCATTATAAATTTTCATACGTTCAACAAAATGTAATATAGTAAAGTTTTTTCTGGTTTTCCAAGAAAGGTCATCAGCTATATCATAAAGGGTAGCGGTTTCTTTGCTATCTGATTTACGCAAGCCACGACCAATAGATTGTAAGTTTCTTATTTTAGATTTTGAAGGACTAGCAAATATGATGTTATGCAAATTACGAATGTTAACTCCTGTACTAAAAGTCCCGTAACTAGCGACGATAATACTGGATGGTGATTGCTCCACGATTTTACGAATTTCTTCACGCTCTTCTCCATCAACGCCACCATGGACAAAATGAACAGGAATACCCTGATCTTTTAACATGTCATATAATATTTTGCCATGCTTTTCTACATATTGAAATAATAACAATGTATTGCCTTCAAGAGACAATGCTAAATTTTTAATAAAATTGTTTCTTTCAGGCAACCCTACAAGAAAATCCATTTCACTCTTATAATCTAAAGTGGTTGTAGCCTTACGCACGTTATCAGGATACTTTAGTATTATAGCCTTAATTAAGAAATTAGACAAGTGTTTTTGTTCAATTAATTTTGAGGTAGTTGTAACTGATTTAACTGCACCAAATAATCCTTCAAGAACTAACTTATGTGTTTCCGTACCGTCTAGAGTTCCTGTAAACCCAAAACGATACTTGCAATTATTAAGTTTTGTCATTATAGAAGTAAGAGATTTGGCTTTGAATAGATGCGCTTCGTCGCCGATAACTACGTCAAATAATTCGAAATACTCTTTAGGTATCTTATATATGCTCTGCCAAGTTGTACAATATATCATTGGTTTGTTTTCTTTAATTTTAAGTATTTTCAATTTTGAGTTTCCTTATAATCAATCCTTTCATATTGCCTCTTTTTGGTATTTTACCATTTAAAATATAATTAAATGTGGATACATTCCAGTCCATCTTCTGACAAATTTCAAAAACAGTCAAATCACCATCAATATCAATCCAAGTAATTCCGTTATCTTTACTATATTCATAATTATTTTTTTTTGTTAAATAGTGGTTCTTACCACTGGTTTTTTCTATTTTTTTTCTCTTTGCTTCTTCATTATACATGGGATTGTTATTAACAAATGGATTAGACCCATTATATTTTCTTTTTTTCATAGTTTTTTCGTGAATTTTTTTTATTTTGAAAGGACTATTATTTTTCATATATTCAATTTGCTTTTCTCTCGAACCATCATACCAAGATATTTTAGCTTTTTCTCTCATTTTATTTTTATACTCTTCGTCGTCCCATAACTTTTTATAATATTCACTCTTAAGATTAGATAATTCTATTTTAAGTGATTCATATAATTTCGAATTTTGATATCGATTCAATGTATTTTTAGATTTCATGTTCATACAAAAAAATGCATTTAATACTTTAAATCTATCTTTCCCGAATATAAATTTTGTCAACAATAAATGTGCTATGTAGTGTTCTCTTGCACTCAATTTTATTAGATTATCTTTAGAATTATCTCCGCCTATTGATTTTGGTAAAATGTGATGAGTTTCACAATATGTTCCAATTTCAACAGGATATAGTAATCTTTTCTCAATTAAAGATTTATATATTTTAAAGTATTTGTTGTTTTCTTTGTTCTGATAACCATCTATCGTCAATTTCGTCATTTTCAGTAATATCCTTTGCTTTTTTATATTTGACATTACTATTTATAATTTTTATATTTTCATTGCCTTCAAATGTATATTCATTGCCGTCTTCGCAATAAAAAGTAAAAAATATTGGATTCTTTTCTTCACCTGCGGTTATCTTATGAACATATCCTTTAAAGCCATAGTCAGCAAAATCACTGGCAAGCTGACTAACAAGAGAAGTAGTTGGTACAATAATAAGAGTTTTTGCATTATAGTATCTCGTCAATAGATAAATGATAAATGATTTGCCAGAAGCTGTTGGAGATAATAGAAGGGAACGACGATTACGAACGGCATAAACAAATGCATCAATTTGATAATCTCTACGTTCAAATTTTTCAGGTATATTTAATGTATTAATAAAATCATTTGCTTCTTTTAATGAAAATTCTTCAGCAGAAAAATCTGTAATATAATCAAGTTCGTAGTTTCTTTTATTACAAAATTCTTCTACGTATTTTAAAAGGCCACCATAAAGCATACCAGTCATAGTATTGTAAAGTCGAATTTTACCATCCCAAAATTTACTTTTATAGGCTGGCATAAATTTTGCACCTGGAACATCGAATGTAAAATATTCATTCAGTTCATAAGCAATTCCTGGATCGCATGTAACTCTATTATAAGTTTCATCGACTTTTTCTATCTTAACTATATCCATTAGCCACCTTGAGTAAATCTGATAAAGTCGATAGCAGCTTTAATCTGATACCCTCTATTTTGCAATGATTTTAATATTGATTCTAAAAATTCTATTTTTTCTAATTGGTAGCCAATTTTTAATGATAGCTCAATAATATCTTTATCGGCATCAATATATGTAGGAATATCTCCTTTAAGAATTAATCCACGGGATGGCAGTTCCCATCCTTTATCTTTTTGTTCTTTAGTTGGTCCTTGAGTATAAAACTCATATTTTTCCAACTTCAATTGTTTCATATCTGCTTCTAGCTTACGATAAAGCAGCCGTTCAGAAACGTAAACTTTATAATACTTATGATGTAATTTTTGGATCTTTATAGATTCATCATCCAGCTGTGTTTTGTCAACATCAGTATCTTTATCCCACTCTTCAAATATAGATTCAATTTTCATCAATAAACTCCACTCAATAATACCATTATAAGTTAATGTAGTATAAAAGTAAAGTTAAATCTTTTGAACATCATAAAGAATATATCTGAATGTAGCAGTAGCTGTAATGTAATTTACATCAGTATCAGTTGATTGAAAAGTAATATCAGAAAGGGATGTTGGGAATGCGTCTCTAAATGTTACCGCATAATTTGGATTTTTTGCAGAATCAGAAATAAGCAATGTAATATCAGAAAGAACACCATTACCTGATGTAATTGAATTAACTGCAAGATTAGCATATTCTTGATAATTATCTGGGAAACCTAATGATCTTAACCAGTTATGTATTTCGAACCAGTTTTGTAATTCTTCATCAACTTTATATGTTATTGTTAAATCACCATATTGCAAATGTTCACCAGCTAATGGAATATTAGTAAATGGGTTAGGTTGTACTGCAAAGTCTAATGATAATGATGGAAGATTGACTTTTTGAATAAAGAAGTTAGTATATGGTGCACGTTTAATCTGGAACTGAAAGTTAAGTGGACTTAAGAAGTTTTTATTATACGGGGTATTGTCTATCGCTGTAGTAGTAACCATTATTCATTCTCCATATGATCACTACTATTTATCATCGCCTCATATATGATTATACTGTAGTTTTACAAAGTAGTAAAGAAAAAAAGGGAGAGCCGAAGCCCTCCATTAGTTAGCAAGTTGTTCTTGCTGTTTTAATTTATTTATCTTTAACATATTTTAGTGTTTTTATTACTTTTTCTCTATGTTCAGGAGACAGTTTACGCCCTAATTTAGCAGCTCTAAGTTTGGCTTTATGTTCTTCAGTAAACACGCGACCTTTGTTTGCATTAGATATTTTTTTAGCTGTTTCTATTGTACATGGACCAATAGATTTACCTTTTTTAGAATGTGATATTTTTTGTCCAATTGTTTTTACTGAATCTGGATATTGATGCCATGGCTTTTTAGAAAACAAATTCAAATTATAATAACGTATTTTTATTTCTTCTTTTTTTATCATATCAAAATATCTTTGTTCCTCAATATACATTTGTTCTCTTGATAAATTTTTTTTTAAAATACGTCTTTTGAAATCTTGCGGTCTACGATTATATGTATCACGCATCCAATTGGAAGAACATATATATCCATCATCAACTGTTCCCCAATGACATCCTACGTAATATCTTTTATGTTTGCGATCAAACCAAAGATATACAAATCCATATTTTTCTGCCATTATATCCTCCAAAAGAAAAAGTCAGGAGTTTCCCCCTGACTTTATTTAGTTTACTTTTATGAAAAGTATAGTGACTTACATAAGATTGTTGACGATAACACGACGGTAATACTTGTTACCAGTGTTAGCACCACCAAGAATAAGCTCACCAAGACCTGAGTAAGTACCTTCAGCGAATGGATTTGCAACCATGCCGTAACGAGTCTTGAAGCCGATTTTTGGCTGGAAAGATTGCTGATCAACAGCACGAACCATCTGTAGTGGAACGTATGGGCAATAGAAGATACCAGCATCGAATGCTGAAGAACCCTTATAGCCAACAGTTAGATAGTTACCACCGATTGCGTATGGATCGATATAAACCTTTAGGCGACCATTTAGAACACCAGCGAAGGTGTTACCAGTATCGTCAACCTGTAGGTTGTTTGAGTTAAGAGCAGGAGCGTAATCAAGAACACCAGCCATCTGTAGAGCGGAAGCAACGTCCGAAGAACAGATAACGATGTTACCCTTACCACGACGAGTCTGCTTAGCAATC